GAAGCTTCAGATTTACCAGTGAAAAAATGGCGTGTAACTTGAAGTTTGCCATTCCCTTCTCCAAAATATTTACTGTTAACTGGTCTTCCCATTTTACTCTCCTATTATCCTATTATAATACTATTTATCATTAAAAGAGAAAGCCCGAACATAGTCCGGGCTTCCAATTCTAGTTAATTCAATCCTAAAAACTAGATTATATCTACTGTTCTTACTGAGGCAGAAGCCGCATTACTATCACTTAATGTATAAGGATATTTGTCGGTTCCTTCAGTAATAACTGTTCTATTGAAGAACTTCGTAACTTGTGTAGCAGTTCCACTGTCGTCTTTAGCATTAACAATAAATTCACTAGGATCTAAAGCACCTTGTGCCTTATTGACTAAAGTCATTACTTCTTCTACACCATTAGCATTGACAAGAAATTTGCTAGTTGATTTTTGTTTAACAATTGAACCAGCTGTTTGTGACTCAGCGCCAGCGGCTTTTCTCCAAGATGTAACTTGAATATTACCTGCGGCTGTTCCAAAGTTTCTTTTGTTGATAGGTCTTCCCATTTTTTTCTCCTTTTAAACGTTCTAAGTTTACGGGGTGTTGTCCCCATAAGTCCCTTATAAGCAAGGGCACCTTCTCGTGTATTATATTTATCAAGAGAAAGCCCAGACCAACGTTTGTATGTCGATCTGGGCCGATTTTTGTAGTGGAATTGGGCGGACTTGGTTACACCGCCAAACATGGTTCACAGATACCGTTCTATTGTACCACGTAACCTGTACCCGACTGGTAAGTCGATTTGGACAAGCGCCTTTCAGCTACCCACCCTGGGTACCACCCCTGTACAGTCAAGTTCACCCCTCTGGTAAGAGGTTCTTCCTTGCACAATTCCTACTTAAACAGAGCTACCGTCTAAGTATTATTATTAATATAACATCTTATAGTTAAAAGTCAAGTCTTTTTTTAAAATTCTGTGGATAAGTTTATCCAAAATAGAAAAGAAAGGGCGATCCTAAGACCGCCCTCTCAATTTTAGTAAATGTAATAATCTCTAATTATTAAGAGAATGTTACGCCTGCTAATGTTACAGTACCCAAGTAGTCAGCCGCATTACCAAGAGATGATGCTGTGTTGTTTAACTCAACATATCCATATCTTGTCATGAAACTTACAACTGGTTCAAATGACGCTGGGTCTAACACAACACCGCTTGACATCAATGGGATGTATGGGCAGTAGAATGCCGGAGCATCTGCTTCACTTGTTCCTTTGTAACCTACAAGGACTTTTGTATTATCAGCCGCATATGAATCAACATATACTTTTATCGCACCGTTTAGTGTTCCTACAAATTTAGTATTTGTTGGAGCTTCAAAAGTGCCTTCAGTTGTTCTTGCGAACGCTGAAGTTGTTGCTGATTGTAGGATTGTTAATGCTTCTGGTGAAACAACAGCCCAGTTACCAGCACCACGACGTGTGCGTTGAGCGATAGTGTTTGCAACACGGTTGACTAGTACAGCCAAAGCCGCGTGTTCGTCACCGACGAACGTTGCAGTACCACTAACACCCGCTTGATTATACGCCTGTTCGTTTGTAGTACCCGCTAAAGCACGTAAAGATGCAAGAACTTCTTGATCAATTTCAGCAGTAATTTCTTGGGCTAATGCCGCCATAATTTCTGCTTCTATATCAATACCTTGCTGTGCTTGTGCGTCTTGTGCCGATTCAAAAGTCCAGCGAGCTGATAGCTTTCTAGTCTTTGCTTCGACAGTTTGTTTTAAGATTTGAATGCTTAGACGTTTTCCAGCTTCACCTTCTAGCGCCGCAGTTGCAGTCGCTCCACCGCCTGACGCGGCTCCAGTTCCTGAATATGCTTCAGCAATCTTAAATGGTGAAAGTGCTTCTTCACCGACTTCATTACCCAAAGTTGCGTCTGAGTAACGTACTCTTAATGTATGGATTTGTCCAACTGGGCCAGTCATTGGTTGTACACCAACCAATTCATTAGCTATTACAGTCGGCATAACCCGTCTTATTACCGGAAGGATAACTCTATTTAGAGTTGCAACATTACCTGCTGATGTAGATCCAGCGGTAGCAGTCTCATTCAACCACTTGCGTGTGTTTTCAAGAGTACTTGCCATCACTGCTTTCTTATTGCCACTAAGGCCTTCACAAAGAGCGGTTTTGGTATCCTGCCAGCGATTTTCTAGTAGTTCTGACATTGTTTTCTCCTTAATTCAATCCTGCAAGTCTTCGAATGTCAACAATATTACTTGTCGCTTCCGAGCTTACACTACTAACGTTAGATTCTTCTTTATTGCCTGTTATTGCTTTTGCCTCTGATTCCGTTAATGTCGCCTTCTTCTTCTCTGGAGTTTTCCCGTCGATAACCGCCGGCATATACTTGTCAAACTGTTTTTGCAATTTGTCAGTATGTACACTTTCCAGTAAGTCATTCATAATACCACGCTGTTCTTTGCTCAAAGGAGCAGTTAGTTCAGACATAATATCTTTTCTCTTAGCCGCATCAGAAATTTTAGAAATTTCTGCATCTTTCTCTGCGATAACTTTTGATTTTGCATCAGCTTCTGTTTTAACTTCTTTAATTTGTCCATCTTTAAGATCAACAAGTTTCATAAGTTTAGCAGATTCTGATTTCTCATTTAAATAACTGTTTGAGTATTCATTAGCGAACGTTTCGAAAATTTTGCGACCAAAATCATTTCTACGTGCTGAGTCAATATCTTCTTTAAGTTGGCCAATTTCTTTTGTAAGTCCTTTACCAACAACATCAGATACCAATTTAGCACTCTTTTCAACAAATGTTGACTTAACTTTGTTGAGATGTTTTTTAGCTTCACGTATAAGTTTTACCTTAGTTTCAGCTAAATCTTTCTTATCTTCGTGGAACTCTGCAATTTCTTTAGACAAAGCTTCTACAACAAATTCCTCAAGTTTGCCAAATTTACTTGACATAACTTTTTGGTCTTCATGTAATTCAGAAACTTCTTTCTTCAATGACTGCATAACAAACTCTTTTAGCAAGTTTGCGTTTTCACGCATAGCAATAACATATTTTGCTCTTGCTTCTGCTAACTGTTTGCGGTCGTCAGTGAATTCGGAAATTTCTTCCGCTAATTTTTCGCTCACCATACTATCGATTGCTTCAACCATTTGTGCTTTATCGTGTGCATATTTTGATGCGAACTCTTCGCGAAGTTCAGCAGTGACTTCAAGTCGGCTTTCGCTAACTTTCTTGTCCCATGCTTCTTGAATTTCAGCTCTGATCTCTTCAGAAATTGCGTTGTTTTCAAAGAGTGATTTCAGTGCGTCCAACATTATATTCTCCTTATTACTGGAGCCCTTTGATGATATTCACCAAAGACTTCTTTAAATAACTTTGCGCCTTTACGTCGCCTTCTAGCTCACGTGCCAAGTTCATAGCCTTATACCCCCCACGAGTATTAAGTAACTGCTCGTATATAGGGGTTGGGTATGCCCCTGGAGCACTGGGTTGAGCAACTACATCCACCGTAATGATTTCGTAATCGCTTACTTGTCCGGATCCGTCTTCTGTGACGTTTCCGCTACCACGTGACGAGACGCCTAGTTTAACTCCGCTTTCAAGCATTGTTGAAACTATTTGTCCCATCGGCGTAGGTAATATTTTAAGTTTCCCGTAACCGTTTGGTCCATCCATCCACATTTCTGTGATCATATGGCTCACACGGTCTAGATTAATGTTTAGGCCTTCAGGGTGATCAACTTCGCCAAGAACTGAATATCCACCAGTTATTTGATCATTGAGAGTGTTGACAGCTCTACCTATCTCGGTAACAGGGTAAACACGCTGATTGGCGTTTTTAACCCCACCCTGGATGCAAATACCTTTTAAATAAAGATCTTTACCACCCTTGGTGTTCTCGGTAGTCTCTATGACCATTTTAGCTTGGTCGAATGTCAAGTTCTCACGTAAATTGAGCAAACCCTTGTCTCCTAACATTATTACGAACCTATTACTGAATCAGTATTAGTTCCGCCTTCTTCGCCTTTTCCCTTTTTCTCGGTACCGTGGCCTTTAGAATCAGACTTTAATGACTTGCTTGCCTTTCCACCTGGAACATTAACGTTACCAGCTGTTTCGTCTTTAGCATCGTTGCCAGTTAGTCCAGTATTTGAACCACCGCCTTCTCCGCCTTTAGCAATATTAGAGGCT